GAAGGTATGCACAAGAAGTAAGGAGCGAGCATGACTGAAGTAGGAGAGCTAGAAGGCTTCTTAACTCTAGCCAAGAAAGAGTACTCGAGTATTTGCAAAAAGGTTGCTAGTGCTATACTGAAGCTTGAGCTACTACGTCAAGCCCAGTCGGACAATGAAGCACTACAGAATTATTTAATGGGACAAATTAAGGAGCTATCGTAATGGCCAAAGATAAACCAATGAAGAAGCTAGATGAAGATCGCGGTAAGAAAGCACCAAAGAAAGGCAAAGGATATTAACATGAAAGATTCTAAATCAAAGACACCAGCTGGCAGCAAGAAAGATTCAATGCCAGCCAACAAGAAAGACAAGACTGCACCTAAGTCTAAAGGCAAGAACTGCTAGTATGGTTAACCCATATCAGTTCGCAAACTTAATACTAGAGCCAGCCTACAAGGCTTGCAACATGTATTCCCTCAACGCCATGTACTTGATGACTTGCATCGCTGGCGTTGAGTCTAAGCTCACCCACCTCAAGCAACTACCCAATGGCCCAGCTGTAGGTTTGTTCCAGGTAGAACCTGCCACCTACATAGACACATGCAGATATCTAAACCTTCACCCAGCATTAAGAGATCAGATCCTTTCCTACTGCCAGTATGAATCCCTACCCAATGTGGATGCGCTCATACATAACCTAGCCTTCAATGCCTTGATTGCTCGAGTTAAGATATGGATGATCCCAGAACAAATACCATCCTACAAAGACCCAGCAGCTCAAGCGGCTTACTATGAAAAATACTATAATGCAAATGCTGATGTCGAGAAGACTCAGGAGTTTATAAAGTTTGCAGCTGAAGTAAGTGGGTGGATTAATCATGAAGGCGTATACTCGAGCTAAAGGTTTCTGTGAACCTTACTCATTAATAATTGTGGCAGCATGCCTATTGGTAGGCGGCTACTATGCAATCAAATCAAAGGTGATAGACTCTCCAGCTGAGCAAACAGCTGAAGCATTACTACGCACAGAAGGCATAGACGTAGACTTCTCTGCTGAAAAGAAAAAGGAATTATATGCCCCAGACTTATCACAAGTTCCGAGCCATCCCAACTGAGATAGATAATATAAAGTTTGCCTCAAGGAAAGAGGGACGATACTACAAGGAACTTAAGCTTCGCCAGGCAACAGGTGAGGTTCTTTTTTTCCTGCGACAAGTACCGTTCCATCTAACCGCTGGCGTTAAATATGTCTGTGACTTCCAGGTGTTTCTATCTGATGGTACAGTTGAGTTCGTAGATGTAAAAGGTATGGAGACTCCAATGTTTAACCTAAAGAAAAAACAGGTTGAAGAACTCTACCCCATAACTATAAAGATTGTTTGATGCTTGTTAAAGAGATTGATTTCTTCAGGGATATATTTGATGCGTACCCACAGCAGAAAGAATTCATGGCGGCAGTGTTCTCCGGACTGTATGACATGTTCATTGAAAATGCCCACCGGCGCTTTGGTAAAGACGCTGAGTTCTTTAATTGCGCATGGCTATACGCGGCTACTATTCCGGGGAACCATCTGTACACACTGCCTAAAATTGGCCAGGCTCGCAATGTTATATGGGAAGGAACCGACCTCGATGGCGTGAAGTGGAAAGATAAAATCCCCCTACATCTAATCGCTGGCAAGTCTGAGGTTGAGTGCAAGCTACGCTTTATTAACGGCTCCATACTACACATCACCGGTGCTGATAACATCCTCAATGCCCATCTAGGTTCCAACCTTAGATCAGTATGGATGTCCGAGTTTCACCGTACTCACCCACAGATATGGGATTACCTGCGACCAATTCTAAAGCGCAGCAAAGGTATCGCCGCCTTTAACTACACAAGCTTTGGTAAGGGGCATGCCTACCGCTTGATGATGGCTAACAAAGATAGGCCACGCTGCTTTGCACGCAAGCTAACCGTTGATGATACCCGTGACAACCAAGGTAACTACATCTTCACCCCCGAACAAATACAAGAGGAGCGCGACTCCGGGATGGACGAGGACTTAATACAGCAAGAATATTACTGTGATGATAACGTAGCCGTGAAGGGTACATACTTCGGCGACCAGCTAGCACTAGCCCACAAAGAGAATCGCATAGTTAAAGGGCTAGTCATTGATAAGAACGTGCCAGTGCATACCAGCTGGGACTTAGGAAGCAGGGATACTAATAGCATATGGTTCTTTCAAGTCATTGGTGTAGGGGCTAAGGCTAGGTTCCTATACTTCTATCAGCATGATAAGAACTATGGAGACATAGAGTATTACCTAAAGCTATTGGCTGAGGTAAAGAATCGTTTTGGGTTTGTGTCTTATGGAAAGCATTTCATGCCACACGATATCAGCCAGGTTGAATACACCAGTGGCAAGACTAGGCGCGTGGTCTTCATGCAGAATAAGATTAGCCCACACCCAGTACCTATGGTGCGAGTGATAGAACGTGTACAGATAACCCGTAGCATGTTTAAACAATGTTGGTTTGATGCTGACAACTGCAAGATAGGCTTGGAAGCGTTGAGCGTATCTCGTGCCAACTATAATGAATCCTTGCGTGCCTTCTCAGCTGATGAAGTCCATGACTGGGCATCCCATGCTAGTGCGGCCTTTCAGTATGGCCATGTGGGATGGATGGAGCACTTCAATCAACCGATGTTCAACAAGCAGCGAGAGTACTCTCGCAGCAAGATTGCTACACACAAAGACCCAGTGCTTGAGAAACATCCTAGCAAGATGATGACGAACATTAATCGGATAAGAAAATAACAGTTGACAACGGTGTGCATCGTTGTTAACATAGCTCCAACAGTCACAACGGAGCAAAGCAAATGACCAAGAAACAGAAACAAGAATGGGCAATCAACAAAGCAGTAAGCATCTTAACCTGTGATAATCCGATCCCAGGCATGAAGATAATGGCTTTGATGTATCAGTTGGAACAAGAAGGTATGACCGCAATGGTTATAGCTAGCGAGTATTCCCCAGAGCCACCGATGAGATGGCAAGACTTATTAAAAGACCAGGCTGCTTAGCCTGGTTCTTTCTTTGACTCTAACGTCGTTGATATTACACCTGCCTGTGGCTTGTTAAGCGCATGCTTTGCTATTAACAAATGCAAATGTTCAGCGCACGCTTGACCAAGATACTTGCCATTCCTGCTGGCTTTATATGGTGAGAGCTCATCGCACCATTCGCACTTGCACGCAGCAGTCAGTCTATCTATTTCATTCTGTAGTAGCTGCATCCCCGTCGGGTGCTTCTTTGAACTCACTATCACTTGCTCCTATACGGTTAGCCTTTTCAATCTCAGCCACACGCTTCTCTAACTCTGTAGCTTCATACACTGTGACACCAGTCTCAATCAGCTTAGCAATCTGTTGCGCTTCACTAGCAGTCATTGTACCTGCTGCCAACTCGGCCATGATTACCTTCATCTGATCTGCAAAGGTCTTTGCTTTACCCAGACCTGTTACTTTTATCTTGCGATGCTCGGTCAGGTCAAAGCGGTTACGCATCATCATAGACCACAGCTTTGTGTTCAGCTTTGGCCCTTCATGTTCTTCAACCAAATGCTTCTGAGCTAACGCATAGAACCATTGCTTAGCTTTAAGCTTTGCGATCTCATAAGCCTCTCCAAATTCTTTATGCTTAACTATCCAAGCATCAAATGTACGAGACGATATGCTATGCTTGGCGCAGAAGTCTTCACGATCTTTTCCCAGAGTGAACAAGTCAATTAGATCTTGTGGCATCTCCTCTTTGTACTTTGACTCTCGCTCCTTAGTCTCTTTGATTGCCATCATATATCCTTTGTGGTTTGTACTGAGTCATCTTACTCTTTAAGTATAAGCCGTTCTTTAAATTGTTTCTCTAGAAAATTATTAATCTTGCCAGCTATCCTGCTGAACTCTCGCCTTGTTAATGCAAAACTTATAAGCTGGCCGTCCTGGTAATGATCTATGTTTAATTTCCAAGGATTATTCTTGTTGCCTCTGGCTTCATAGTCAAGCGTGATATCATAATTGTCATCTTGAAAAAGCAATAGGGGCTTAGTCTTAGACTCAGACATTGAATGACTCCTCAATACCTTTCAACAGCTCTGCCACATTCGCATGATGAGTCTTCAAAGTCTTAAACCTTAACTGCTTAGTAGGCTGCCCCTTGTAAATAAATGTAGCCAACAATATATCAATCGCTAGCAGCTGTGATGTCCCATTAGTTAGATGGGTGTTTAATATGTTCTGCATCTCCCGTACCGCAACACGCTCAAGCGCATACTTATCTGGCTCTACAGTATCGTTAGGCCAATTCGCCATTGTCAGGTTCCTTTTTTCTTTTCTTCAGTTCATCACCAATCAGAATGTACAACACCCCAAGCGTGGACTCGTTGATCTCATCCAAGCCATAGCAAATCATATGCGTATATCCATTCCTATCTGTATCTCTACGCAGCACGTTATCAAGAACGATTCGCTTCCAAAATTCATAACTACATTTCAACAACTCATTGTTCATTTAGTCTTACTCACCAACCAATCTATAATTTCTTTATCACGCTGACGACCCCACCACTTAGCAAATGCTGCACGGTTCTTATTGTTCTGTATATCTCTATCACTCAACACTTCATCATGACCACATGCGCCACAGCGTGTAGCATACGGATTTATATATGTTGTGTAGTCACAACGATTGCATGTCCACTGCTCAGCCAGTTCTTTCTTAAGACTCATCGCGTGTGTTCCATTCTTTAATAGCATCCTCAACTAAAAGGATTCTAGATTTGTAATAACATTTATCACAAACTATTAATTGTTTTTCAAACATGCTGCCGTCATGATTAGTGTACTGAGACATAAATACATCAGTGCTTTTACATTTGGGACACGGCTTTAATTCTTCACTCATGGTCGTTTGTTCCATATGTCAATACACACCTGCTCATCATTGGTATGCCAAGTAGCTGTGCTGGGGAGTATGTCGCAATCACTATTGTTACAAGTTATCTTTACCCCCAGGTATTGATTGCAATTAATTAATTGCTTAACTGCATCGTCGCCACAGAAAGGACAAGGTTTTAATTCTTCACTTATGATTGCGCTGTCGCCTTCGGGCTTAACCATCATGGATACACTCCTCGTGACCACAAGCAGCACACATCACTACAGTGTAATAAGATCCCTGGCCAACCTTAAAGATATCGTGCTCACATATCTCACAGAACATTTGCTTAGTGTCACCAGGCTTCTCGTAACACTGGTGCAACTTAAAGGTAACACTTTCTTTACTCATGGTCACCTTCAAATTGTTCAAGCATTAACTCTATATTGTCTTTGAGTTTCTCGAGCTCTTGTGGGGTAAAATCAAAGTCGTCATCATAACCACCAAAAGAAAGATTAGCTCCACACCAAGAACGCTTAAGTGTCACCCGGCAATCATCACCACACTCGCTATAATATGGAGGGCCATTCACAATCTTATATATAAGCTTCTTTGCCTTTTCAATTGGTATAATAAACACCGGCGTGCCAGGTTCTATTGAATCTTTAGATAGCTTATCTAATTCACAAAATAATTCTTCAGCTCTTTCGGTGGTCATTATTCTTTCCGTCCTGCTTCTAGTATCGGCAAGTTAGCTTCTGTCGGTACATATATAATCTTGTTCTGTGAATGGTCTAACGTTTGAATCCAAAGGTAACGCAAGTACTGCTCGTTCTTCTTCAAGCTCTCACCAATGATTTGATTAGCTTCAGCCACGCCACGAGCTCTAATTATTTCTGCATCACTTAAGTGCAGGGCAGAGTCCTTCTTCGCTATGGCTTCAGTCACAGCTATCTGTCTGTTCCACTCAGCATGTGCAAGCTCTGCTTGTCCACGCATACCCTCAGACCAAATAGAATACTTACGATAACCCCAACTACATAGCCACAGGCCACTCACAACCATTGTAATTACAATGCCGGCCATAACAACTGGCAAAAATACTTCCAACCAAGGACTCTCTTTATTACTACTCATGATACCTACCTACTCTTAATTTGTTCCACTCACCTATTGCTGACTCAACACCGAACGGACTGTTTGAATATGTCCTCGTATCTAGCCCACAACATTCACAATACACAGCCACGCCACGCTCACCAAACTTTGAACGTGCATCTATCATCTCAAACTTTGCACTGTAAGTGATGCTAATTAAATCTGAATTACAACGAGGGCATTTCTTCAACACGTACTTCAAAGTGTTCATCCTTAAACTTCTGCCATGCCTGCAAGATAGCCTCTTGACGCTCATCACTAATGCGCATGAAGTCATCCCCATACACATCAGCCTTGGCATCCATCACCACACGTGCAAACCCTGCGGCAGTTAACATAACCAAACACGCGCTACACAATGCTATGATCATCTGCTGTACATCAGTCTTAGCCCCACGGTATGCAAAGATACTTAATACTGTAGCAAATGTCATGAGCAACACTAAACAAAATATAGTTATGCCGTTCATGGCTTCTTACCTACAGGCTCACCAGGGATTAACATTAACTTTGCACGTCCATCAATAGCCTTGTCATCTAACCATGCGTGCTTGAGCTCATACCACACACCCCCGATCTCAATCTCTACTGGGATGTCACCGTAGTCATGCTGCAATATGATTGTAGATGTCTTATGTAAATCATGTAGGTTCATTATCTTTCTCTCGTTTTAATTCTAATATTTTCCAATAAATAACTGCACGCAACGTGTACAATCGCTCTGTGCTGGAAGGGTTATCTTCTTTTTTAAACTCTGTGTCGCTCGCCAACCAACCTTCAAGCATGCGTATAATGGTATCATTGTTCACTGTCTGCGCTCTCTAGTTCTTTAATCTTTGAATCAATCAGCGAGCGCATTGTGGTTAAACATTCAACCACATCATAAGAGGCTTCAAAGATGTCAGGCTTGCATGGGTAGAACTCACCCTTGATACCCTTGATAATGTAATCACCAACATCTACTTCCATCTCACCCTCAAGCGTTTCAATCACTAGCACATGCTTCTCTGCCTGCATATCATAATGACCGTAATGCCACTTGGTTAAGCCCCATTCTTTCAAGTCATGATTGATTTGCGGCCAGTCACCCTGGTATCTAATAGCCTCTATAACTAATGGTTTCTTCTTAAACTTTCTTATGGTAATCATTAGTTAATCTCTGATGCAGGGGGTGTTACCGGAGTGGTCACATATTCATAATGCAATAGAGCCTGTGAGTATTCCACACCATCACCCTTGGGGGTGCATGTTAGCTGCCCGTAGATTTGCCAGCCTTGTCCAAGCAATAGCATTGCTGTAACACTTAAACCAATCTGCACAGCACTGTTAGCTGTCAACACTTTGTATTCTTTAAACACTTGCTGCACTTGTATTTGTTGCTCACTCATTTGATTCTTCCTTGTTAATATTTAACATGAACATAATTGTATCGGCAAAGATCTTAGCTTCCTTTGGGGATAAAGCTACCCCTTGTTCTTCTTTGGTTTCCATATCTTTAAATGATATGGAAACATTATCGGGATCTAGAGTGACACTTATCTCCCATATAGCTTTGTAGTCTGCGCCAATGGTTTGAATTATTTGCATTATTTATTCTCAATCAATTTAATATCTTCATCAACTCTACAACCTGTGGTTTCTTTTTCTTCACGGGGATAACGTGTCCACGGATTGTAAACACGTTCAGTGTTATAGGCTCTGTGTAAACATTCTTTGATGTGTCTACGGATCATATCTGATTGATCTGCTGGCTCACGTAGAGCCTTCAACCTTTCATGTAGATCGTCTTGCCAGTTAATCATTTACCCTGTCTGCGCAAATTAATAAGCTCGCGTGTAGCTGATAGTATATCGCCAATCACACCAGCAAAATGTGTCTCGTTACCATCTTCGCCATCCTGAACTGGATGGAGCTCCTCCATACATTGACTCATTAGATATACAATGTGTCCCCAATCTTTTACATCACTCATCATTCACCCTTAATACAAAAAGCTCTAAGCTTATAATCTTCTATCACCTGCGACTCGAACTGTGCAGCTGCACGCTGACAACCAATCTCGTCCGGGTAATACACATTCGCTATCATCACGTCAGCACCACCCAGCACCAGCATAACCAATAGCCACATATTATTTTCCGTCCTTTGTTTGGAGCTCCCTGTCTGTCATGTCTCTTAACTTCAGCGTCAACTCCGTAGACTGAGTGACCAGTGCACACTTAAACTTATATGAATCTACAACACCTTTGTGCTTCTTCATCACCGTGTT